CTCCATACACTCATCGTAGTTCTCGTGAGAGATCCACGGCATCATACCAATCGAAAGATTATCAAACTCAACATCAACAGGATTCATGTGAATTCGAATCCGTTCGTTTCCACCGAGTATCTCTTCTAACGAGTTGAGCTCATTTGTATTCTTGTAATAGACATCGTGGTTGCCCGGAATGATGTCCATCGTCATATCATACTCATCTAGTCGAGATGTGAAAAAGTCATCCACTCTTTTCAGAGCCTTGATGTTGATGTATTTTCGATGATCAAAGAAATCACCCATGTGAAGAATTCTCTTGATGTCGTTCTTCTGACAATAAGGAAAGAATACATCCGTAAAGAACTTATCCATGTAATCCATGAATATGTCACTTCCGTTACGCACACCAAAGTGCGTATCATTAATAATCGCAATTTTCATAAAGATCTATACTATACTATTTGAGTCAGTTTGTAAAGACTTTTCTAGTTTCTTTTTGGCACGATACCTTTCCTTTGCCTCTCGTACTTTTTCTGGATTGTTTTTCTGCCACTTTAGAACTCTCTCTCGGGTCTTTTCCGGATTTTTTTCACGATACTCTCGTTGTTTCTCTCGATTATACTCTCGATTCTTTTCACGCCACTTTCGACTTTTCTCTCGATTATACTCTCGATTCTTTTCACGCCACTCTCGACTTTTCTCTCGTTTATACTCTGGATCACTGGATCGTCCATGAATATAACTCGGATTGTCTTCACCTAACCTTGGAGGTGGTGGGAAAACAACAGTTCCATTATAGTATCTGTCCCAACATTTCTCTTTACGATTTTTGAGCAAAGACATTTCGAGAGCTGTCATATCATCATAAGAACCTCTTGCGAGTATTTTACGACGCATGTATGGAGGAATGTTCTTTTTAGAAAACGACTCCATTATCGACGATGAGTGAGTATAACTATCATCTTCGCGCCCCTTGTGAGACCCAAGATAGAACATCCGATTCTTAGAATCGAACCAAAGATAGACAAACGCTTCGTAATCCATTATGAATAGATTATGAATAGAAAAGTTCGAGTCCTGACTTGCGAAAGATCTTCTTCTTTGCAGTCTTCTTTTTCTTTTCTTTCTTCGCGAGATCCTTTACTTCTTCGTCTCTTTTACGAATCTGTTGAGCCTTCAAACGAACACGATCTATGATACTACCTGCATTGATCGCATTATCAAAATCAGCGAAGTTCTCGACATCTGCGTGATCCATATACTTCTCTTTGATGTCTTGATACTTCTTCTCCTTTTGAATTCTTCGAAGAAACGCATACCAAATAATCTGCGTGAAATACGCAAATGCATTGGGCAATCCAGTTCGTGTTGCCTTCTCAACATCGTAATTCATAATGGCTTTGATACAATTCTCAACTCCATCCATGACCATTTCTTCTCGATATGTATAACCAATAAAGTTTGGTTTGCGTGATAGTCCTTCTGCGATCTTCAGAAAACAACTTCCGATGTATTCCGGAATCTTAGGATCATCATTATTCTTTTCTCTTGCTTCAGTTACTCGAGTTACATAGTCAACTACTGCCTGAGAAAATTCTTTATTGTTTACATAGTGTGGTTTGTCCTTGGCTTTTACTTTCATAATATAAGACTAATATAACATAATATGGAAAAATGTAAATAAAATAATTTTTTATATTGACAACTTTTTGATCAAAGTGTATAATCCTCAAAGTATCACAAAGAAAAGGAATAGAATCAATTCTGATCGGGGTATTTCAATCTCTTTCGATACATATCCAAGAGAGGATCAATAGTAGGATCACTACTAGAATCCTTCTTATCAAGATGATAGGAATTTACTTCATTCACCATAGATTCAAACTCATCTCTATCCAATGATCCATGCAATTTATCCAAGAAATTAAATTTAAGGTAATCTCTCTTTAGTGTGATCGGAGCCTCTGTCTTCGCTATGATCTTATTGCAATGTAATTCTATGGGTTGAGGTGGAAGATTCTCTTCTTCATATTCAGATTGAAACATCCATTTTTCCAAAGCCAACATACCATTTCTTTTATGTCGAATCGATACAGGAAGATCAAGAAAGAGAATATCAAAGTAAGGATCATAATCTAATTCCTCAGCCATAATGTAACTTCCATCATTCAATCGATAAGAATAGATCTTTATATCATCTGCTCCTTCCATTAGAGCATCAAAGATTGCCTTCCATTCAACATTCATATTGGCACCTCGTATGTTTTTGTTTGAAACTTTTCTTTTGCATAGATTTTTATGCGTTCTATAGCGTGATTCAAAGTATAGTTCTTTTTACTTTTCCAAGAAAGATCATCAGCTATATCAAAAACAGTAGTTGGTTTTCCATCGGTAGTTTTTCTCAATCCTCTACCTATGGATTGAAGAACTCTTATTTGAGACTTTGTAGGAGATGCAAACACTATGTTGTTCAAGTTAACTATATTTATACCTGTGGAAAACGTACCAACAGATGCGACTATGATTGCGTTCTTTTCTTTCTCAGTAATCTCTCGAATGCGTTCTCTTTCCTCGGCATTGACTGCACCCGATACAAAGAACACCTTTCTCTTACCCTTTACCTTATTCTGAAAGAGCTCATAGAGAGGTTTACCGTGTTTCTGTACGAGATTGTAAAGAACCAGAGAATTACCCTTTTGATCACATGTAAGATTGACAATGAACTTATTTCTCTTCTCGTAGGATACGATGTAGTCAATCTCATCCTGATATTTGAAAGATTTTACGATCTTTCGTGACTCATCCGAATACTTTAGAACCAAACATTTGATACTTAATTGTGCCAGAGTATCTGAATCGATGAGTTCCTTTGTGGTTGTGACTTTGTATTGTGGCCCAAAATTACCCTCTAAAACTAACTGATTTACCATTGCATTGTCCAATGTTCCGGTAGTACCAATCCGATAATCCGCATTGACCAAACGATTCATGATCGTAGTCAAACTCTTTGCTTTAAATGTATGGGCTTCATCACCTATCACCATGCCATACTGAAAGAACCATTGAGCAGGCAGTTTGATTGCGCTTTGCCATGTAGTAATTACAACCGATGCATCAAAGTTAAACTTCTCCTTTCCAGAATAGATTTGATGTATCTCCGATTCGGCATCAAAGGTATCATCAAGAGCGGAGTAGTTCGCAAAGTCCTTTGACATCTGAGCTACTAAAGATGTAGTCGGAACAACGATCAATGAGATCAATCCCTTATTGGAATTGTCGAGAAAATAACGCACCAAAAGATATATGATAAGAGATTTTCCAGATCCTGTCGGAGATAGAAGAATACATCTTTTATGACGAGCAGCGTGGATGAAGGCATCCAACTGATAATCCCGAGGATTAATAGACTTGCCATTGATAGAAATATGAGATTCTTCGATGTATTTTTTGAGATCATCTTTTTCCGGCCATGAAAACCTTATGGATTCGTCAACGTTGATATCATATCTTCGTTCTGTTGCGAAGTCTAATGTTTGAGTCAGAAGACCGTAGGGAAGTTGTTGTGTTCGAAGATCGAAGAGTCGTATCTTTCCATCCCAAAACTTATTACGATACGCGGGCATGAATTTATATCCATCGGCATAGAATGTGTAATACTCATATAATTCGCGAAGTATTCCACTGTCTTCACACTCGATGATCAACTTCGCTTCGTTCTCCTTTGAGACCTTTATCATCACATACCGCTCGTGAATTTCTGAAATTCAAGAACATTTTTTATGGATTGGTGTTTCCACTTAATGTTGTCAACGATCTCTCGCAGAGTTTCCTCTACGGTTTTAAGATAGGCAATCCTTTCTTCACTCTTCTGTAGATCCTCATCGGATTCAAAGAAATAGTGAAAGTCTGACTTCATCACCTTCATTCCATCAAAAGGATCATACGCCCAACCATATTCGTCGATCTTTTCCTTTGGAAGTTTTCCGGAAAAGTGTAACCACTTATCACGCAATAGAACCTTTTGA